ATCTTAACTGAAGTTCATCAGTATTCTCTACAGCAACTTCTCCACTAGGAATTATCCATGCGCCAAATTCTGTTTCGCCTTGACTTACACGTTTGATTCTGACAGAGAAATTATCAATCTGTGCAGCAAGACTGCCAGTTAGAGTTACAGATGCTGTGGTGGTTGGAGTTAGACCAGATACAGTAACAATATCTTCTCCAGGTCTTGTTCCATCACCATACACATACATTACATTTGCATCCGCATCAGGCAGCGGTGTAAATGGGAATGGATCAGGAGCAAAATCCTCTGGAATTGTTGTAATATACCAGATTGTTTGCTGGTCACCAATCTGAATGGTGACACTTTGAGTAGTATTCCACTGCGAGGGCGCTTTAAATTTAAAGCGTACTGTTTGTCCCTCGCTTACATATACTGGTGTATTTGAAAAAGAATATGTCATGGAATATAGTTACCGCTTGCCATTTCTGGTAGTTCCCACTTTATTTAGGGGACTATATTTGACGCACATCTATAAAGTTTCCGCTATTGTCTATCTCCACCTGAATGGGGAAATCTGCTTTGATTTCTACTGGAATGTCAATATCATCAATAGTAAGTTGCTCTGTAGTAATCTCCACGTCAGGAGTGATGACTGGTTCTTCCTCTTTGATAGTATCTTCAGATTCGGGAATATCAACGGCCTCTGGCATTTGGTCAATGTAAGGATTGATTAGAATACTATCAGTGTCTTGTAAGTTACCAAGTCCAATACCTCTCAAGTTAAAATTAAAACTTGATGGTCCACGATTAGTCCATGTTGGTGCATATGCATATGTTGATGTTGATCGATCAATATCAAATGTTTCATTTGTAGTATTGCCGTCTAGATCTGTAGCAATGACTTCTAGTTGATAACTCACATCAGAATTAACTTCCGAATGTGATAGAGATATGAACTGTTGTCCATAGTTTACTGTCAGTGGTCCAGAAATAGATACTTCTGGTGGTTGCCACACAGTCAAAGTAATCTGATCTGAATCTGTACCACCAAGACCAGAGGCCACAGCAGTATATGTAGTTGTAACTGTTGGATTTACAGTGACAAAAGAAGTTATGTTTGATGGTCCTACGCCAGGTTCAATGTTTACTGTGGTAGCATCACCAGTTGTACTCCACCTCAACGTCGTACTATCTCCACGAGGCATTGCTTCTTCGTCTAGAGTTAAAGTAACTACTGGTGGAATGTAAACAGTTTGGAATGTAGATCTATCGTCTCTACCACCACTATAGTATGCAGTGAGTGACCAGTTTCCTGATTGTTGTGGTTGTAGATTTATCGAAGAACTTCCAGTGACATTATATGTGTTTCCATCTGGTGATGTAAGAATTAGTGATGAGATAAACTGTGTGTAACTAGTGGACCAAGAAACTGTTACTGTTTCACCTTGGATGATAGTAGAATCAGATGTAGATAGAGATGTAATTTCTGGGTTAGCAAGATCATAGGAGATATTTACATATCCATTCGCATAGTTAGCTCCTTGTCCACTGTGATAAGTTGTAAATGATGTTACATAGTAACTTCCGCCACCACCTCCACCAGTTGATGGATACCTACCAGCGCGGTCATCAGCACCTTCACGGCCACCACCTCCACCAGAGGCACCACCACCGCCGCCACCTCCACCGCCGCCGTCAAATCCTTGAGACCTGCCTGTACTACCATTAGAAATGCTACGGATAGTTCCAGAGAAATTGCCAGCGTTTCCGCCATTACCACCTCTCAACCAAGAGTCTGGGTGAGATCCACCACCTGCTCCACCCCCGCCACCTGCGAGGATAATATACATATTTGAATAACTATCATATACGCCAGTAGCGCCACCGCCGCCGCCTCCACCGCCAGAGCACCCCTGCGGACCAGTTCTACCGCCAGACCCACCGCTAGCCACACTAGAGCTACCACCACCTCCAGCACCACTATTTGATACGCATCCATATCCATTTCCTCCCTGTCTACCTACACGAAGATACAGTGTTCTCGCTACACCAGTGGCATTAGAATTACTTCCTTCTAGTCTGAATGTTCCTTTTCTACCGTATCCGCGTGTGCCGCCAGGATTGCCACCATCAGATCCACCGTTACCACCTTGAGCACCAGCAACAGTGATGAGGATGTTGATCCATCTCTCACCTACACTAACAGTGTGATTTCCTGTGCCGTAGTTAAGTTGTGGCATTATAGCTGCTCCAGGTCTCTCCAGATTGACTCATTATCTACTTTAACTTGAATGGGGTAATCTGATTTAACTTCTACTGGTATATCTATATCAGTGACTTGTATTTCTACAAGACTTTCTTCCTCTGGTGAAATAACAGGGTCTTGGTCTTTGAACGCTTCTGATTCTGGTATGATAATAAGATCTGGATTAGTATCAATGTTGATAGGTACAGTAAATAATGTAGATTGCGTCAATCCAGCATATCCAACTGCATCCAAATTAAATTCAATCTGATATGGTCCACTATTGCCCCATGGTGTCAGATCATAGTCAACAGTGCCATTCACATCATCACCAATAGGCAGTGATACATTGTATTCTTCGCCAGTAACAGTACCACCACCAAGAAAATAAAATACAGGTCGTAGTGTTAGTGACGTTCCTACTTGCGTGGCTTCATATGACAATGTAATATCGTTGCCGTAATCAGATTCAACAGGTCCGTCAAGACCTACTGTTGGTGGTTGAATGACAGTAAGAATAACAGATGATTCTGAAAATCCACCTATCACACCATCAGCGCGAACAAAGTATTCTGTTGTAACGGTAGGAGTTACTGTTACTTCACTGACAAAGTTAGATCCTTGTGGTGAAATTCCTGGTTCTACCAAGGCCCAGTCAGCATCACCAGTAACTTCCCATTCAATAATAGCACTCTGACCTAGAATAATGGTGTTGGTTTCATTGTTCTTTACGTTGATGTATGTCCTCGTTTCATACTCAATGTATACACTAGCAGCACCAACTTCACCATCTGCTGCAAATGGTGATAGAACACCACCATTTTCTTGACCACGAATACCAATCACCAGTTCCGTATTTATACCAAGCAATCCTCTTTCAGATAAGTCTAGACGATCGATTGTTCCTTCAATTTCAGCACCACCGCCACCACCTCTACCTTTCAGAGAACTTCTTTTACCTTCTACCTCTAAAATAAAATTACGAACAAAACTGTTAACTGTTCCACCACCAGAAAGTCTATACTTACACCACCACACACCAACTTGACTGGCAGTTTTTGATCCGAATTGTGCATATCCAAAAAAACTACCACCAGCAGCTGTTTGTGTTGGATATGGATTGTTTATCCTAGTAGTGTAAGCATTATTATCAAACGGAAATTTAAATTTAATCAGGTAGTGCCTAGACCATGAATATGTTCCGCATGGAGCACCAGTAGTGGAGGGATTCTTGACTTCTACGTCAATATCACCACTATTATCAATTTGGCCAACAAAATATGGCGGAGAATTTTGGAAGATATGAGTGACAGTAGATGTATATTTTACATCATCACTTGTGCCATTGCCACCATTTCCTCTATTTGCTGTTGCTCCTCCAGAATTGCCACCACCATTTATTTGTCCACGTTGACCATCATTCAAATTAACATCAGTTCCTGGTGATAGTGGATTGGAGTAGTCAAAATTTCCTGTGGATGCTATTCCACCATCACCTCCCAAATTTCTTCCACCAATACCACCACCGATACCACCACCAGCGGTCATTCCTAGAAACGTTGTATCACCACCAGATGTTCCTGGTGCTGGATTTCCAGTAACTCTGTTGATATACTCTCCTCCACCACCAGCACCTTGTATTGTGAAAACAATACGTTTTGTATTCTCTGGAATAGGTAAAATCGATGTGTCTGTAGTGTATAGATCTGGCATATCAAATCTGTCTTATATCTTGATAGTTTCCATCATTATCAAACTCTACCTGAATAGGATAGTCGGCCTTAACTTCTACTGGTATATCTATATCATTCACGGTTAAAGTCAACGTAGTAGTCTCTACATCAGGAGTAATAACTGGAGTCTCGTTAGAGATTTTACCATCTGATTCTGGAATATCAATGAGATCAGGAGTTTGGTCAATAATAACTGATACTGGATGAACATCATTAGCAGTCAATCCACCAGCACCAGTTCCTAATATAGCGAAATCTATAGAACTTGGTCCTCTATCTCCCCATGGAATAGTTGTAACTTGAATAGTACCATCTACATCATCACCTGTTGGCAATGCAATAGGATCGCCATCAACTTGAGTACCATCCAAGTCATAGTAAGTTGGAATAATGGCAAGTGATTGTGTCACATTCGTGCCTTCATATGAAAGTGTTGCTGTAGATCCATACACAATAGAAACGGGTCCGTTTATACTGACTGACGGTGGTTGTAGTACAGTTACAGTAACTTGAGCACTATCACTTCCACCAGGACCAGAAGCTGATAAGGTATATGTGGTCGTTTGTGTCGGAGAAATATTTTGGAAACTAGTTAAATTAGTAGACCCAATTGCTGGTTGTATATCTACTGTAGATGCATCACCTTGTACATCCCATCTCAACACAGTTCCTTGTCCACTTACAATAGTAGAATCATCTACTATCAAACTAGCAATTACTGGTTCATAGACTGTTAGAGTTTCAGAGTCTGAAGCAGTAGTATATGAATAATAATTTGCAGAAAGTGTATAGGTAGTAGTGCTACTTGGAGAGACTGATAAATTACCAGATGATGCAACAGGCCCTACATTAGATATTGATTGACCAGACGAATTAAAAACAGTCCATGATAACGTAGCAGATCCTCCCTGAATTATAGAATTCTGGGATAAACTTAAACTGATAATTGGTGTTGGATACGTACACGTTCCATTGTCTTGGTTTGCTGCTGGGTCAAAATTAGTAGCTAAAGAATCTGTGCATCCATAAATGAAGTATTGACATCCACTGTTTTGATTTGCAGATGAGTTGTAGTTAGTTGCATTAGAGTCTGTGCATCCATACACTAGTGTAGGAGAATACCACGCAACTTGTTTATAAACATAGTTAGGGAAAAGAGCAGCAATGTCTGGACGTTGTTCGTACCAGTGAGAGTCATCTACTGCACTATAATATCTGTAGACCGCATAACGATTCGATCCACTGCTAGTATATGCATAACCAACAACACCTTCATTAGTATATCCACCAGCCGTGGCATTGTTAATTTGAGTTTGACTGGTGGTATAAAAGTGTGCCTGCTGCGTGGAACTAACAGATCTATACAATCTATACACAGCAGAAACAGATCCTACTATACCAGCAGAACTAGAACTTTGGAACAAAGCCCACTTGTCAGAGACATTCAAAAAATAACCAGAAAGATTTTCAAACTGTGGATATGCAGTGTAAAAGTGGTTAGTTGTACTGTTGTTGTAATACTCGTTGAATCGGAGTAAAGAACCAATGGGACCTGTCATCAGATTTCCTCCACATCTCTATAAACACCGTCATTATCTATCTCAACCTGAACAGGATAGTCGGCCTTGATTTTAACTGGGACATCAATATCATCCACAACTAACTGGACCGAAGTTACTTCTTGATCTGGTGAAATAACTGGATCTTCGTTCTTGATTGCTTCGTCAGTTTCAGGAATATCCAGAGCATTAGGAGTTCTATCGATATTGATAAAGACTTCAGCATCTTCTTGGGCAGTTAGTCCACCCGCTCCAATCGCATATAGTCTGTACTCAATACGATCAGGACCAAAATCATTATATGGAACAACATATTCTTTTTGAGCATTGAATTCATTTGAAATTCCAAAATCTTCTACGATTTCATAGGATGATCCAGGATTATCTTCGTAGTAATAAATTGCTAGAAGTTGTAGTGATGTAGATGCATTTGTTGCCTCCATAGACAGTGTAATATTCTGTCCATAATCTACACTTACAGGCCCAGATAAACTTACCGATGGTGGTTGCAATACAGTAATAGTAACCTGATCAGAATCCTGACCAGCAAGAGGGTGTGAAGCAGTAAGTGTATACGTTGTATCTTCCGTAGGACTTACTTGTACTGGACCACCACTAATGTTTACTTCACCAACTCCAGGTGTCATTTGAGCAGTAGCAGCATCTCCAGTTATAGTCCAGCTTAAGTTGACAGATTCCCCCAATACAATAGTATTGTTTGTAGCATCCGAGAATAGTGTAACATCTGGTGGAATGAGAACATTGATATTTGTTAGTTGATTAGCATTTCCGCCAGGACCAGATACAGTCAGATTGTATTGAGTATCTATTTGTGGTTGGATAGTTCGAGTGCCTTGACGCTCTACATTAAAGAATACAGGATCAATATTGATTACATTGTAAGCACCAGCAACAGACCAAGAAAGTTCTGCATTATCACCTTGAATAATAGTTTGAGGTGATATTGTGAAATACTGAATTGTTGGTGGAGCGTAATCAAAATTTAAAATGTAGTATCCATCACCACCATTAGCATATCCACTATTTGTAGTCCAATCATAATAATTACCTCCAGTATATAATGCGGAGTTACCACCAATACCAGCATATCCATTAGTGGTTTGATTGCCACCACTACCACCAAATCCACCTCGATCGGCACCACCACCACCTCCGCCTCTGTGACCAGCAGCTGCAGTTTGACCACCACGATGTCCCCAACTACCAGTAGTTCTACCACCACCGATACCAGCACCCGATGCTGGATAACTTGTTCCAGTGGAAGTGGCATATCTACCAGCGCCGCCACCACCGCCACAAGTAATTACATATCGATTCAATCCACGATCATATACAGCAGAAGCACCACCACCTCCGCCACCAGATCTATGGCCGTTACCACCAGAAGCGACAGCAGATCTACCACCCGATCCCCTACCAGATAGAGCAGGTCCATTGCCCTTTCCACCCTTTTCACCAAGATAAATCGACAGAGTGTAATCATATGATCTAGTTGCTAATCTGAAGTCACCAACTCTACCGTTTCCACCGTTAGAATGATTCCATCCACCAGTAGAAGATGCAGATCCACCACCAGCGGCACCACCGACAGTGAGTCTAACATTCACCGCATAAGCAGGAATCGTTACGGAATAATTACCGTATCTATAGGCAGAAAACTGTGGCATCAGATTTGCCTCACATCTTGGAATGTTCCGTCGTTATCTATCTCGACCTGAATAGGATAGTCGGATTTGATTTCTACAGGGATGTCGATATCATCAATCACAATTTGCACTGTTGTAACCTCTACATCAGGTGTAATAACAGGAGTTTCATCCTTAAACGTATCGTCCGATTCTGGGATATCTATAACATTTGGTAGTTCATCAATGATAATAGGGAGGCTTACATTATCTGTAGCAGTTAGAGTTCCGTATCCATCTACAGTAAACAGTATATCAATATTTTCTGGACCTAAAGGTAGAGGTAACGTACTATCATAATTAACAACAACAGTATATGCCTGAATGTTTATTTCATCCCCTGAACTATTAGGAATATTAACAGCAGGTTGTACTGCAGATGTACCATCAGTGAAATAATATGTTGCAACATAACTAATACCACCTGGGGCATTAGTGGCCTCTATACTCACAGGAATATCTTGTCCCCAGAGAACATTTATAGGACCAGCAGCAGTTATTGTTGGTGGTTGTAGTACAGTAATTTCTAAAGTATCAGAACCAGTTCCACCTAGTCCAGACGCAACTCCTGTATATACTGTAGTTACTGTTGGAGATACGACTGTATTGCCAGCCAAGTTTGATTGTCCTATACCAGGACTAATCGAAAATGTATCTGCATCACCTTCAACAGTCCAAGAAATAACAGTGCTGTTCCCACGGACAATAGTATCTTGTTGAGTAATCAAATTCACAACAGGTTTTTGATACACATATACAGTGACAGTATCACTTCTAGTATATGCTGGATTTGATACTGTTAGTCTGAAGATAGAACTTTCTAGTGGGGATACTACAAATGGACTCGATTGATTTCTATTGACCTGACCATAACTTTCTTCTACGTTGTTGTCAAGATCTAATCTTTCTAAAATTTCTGATGTAGATTCTCCACCACTAGTTGACCATGTTAGATCTACAGTGCCATCACTACCATCAGAACCATCAGCTCTAAATGCTAGCGGAGTTGCTGTAATAGATGGGTTAGGTGGATCGTATGTACATACGTTGATATAAACAGCACCTGCCGCACCATATCTACAAGTACCCGTACCACCCTGGGTTCCTCCAGCTCCTATATTCCAACTTACATATTGACCAGGAATAGCACCACTGTTTCCTCTCGCTACGGTTGTTGCCGAGGCACCACCACCTCCACCACCATATGTTTGTGATCCAGATCTCCACTGTCCAGCACCACCAGATCCATAAGGCCCATATCCAGAACGTGCTCTTGCACTTCCACCACCACTTGAGTTGTAGTAACCATTCTGACCATATGCAAGGTTACCATATCCTCCACTACCACCAGAATACAAAGATCCAGGTCCACCGCCACCAGCAAACGAACCACCAGCACTAAAACAAGTAGATCCACCTGATCTAGGGGGTGTCATTCCAGGTCTAGGTAAACCACTAACGTTAGGATAAGCGCCACCACCTCCACCGCCAACAGAAATATAACAAATACATTTAGTAGCAGATGGAACGGTGTACCCTGTACTGCTAGTGTAAGCGTAATTGATAATTCCCATATCTTAAAACTTGATGATATAGTGAACCAGAATGAACGGCGTTACTACCTGATTTAAAAGATCTAGATCCTCGATATCAACATCAACATATGATGTCATGTCGCTGATATCAAGATCAGTGGTAGGAAAAGAGTAAGAGAAAGTGCTGTTGTAATTATATGGTCTGACGATTGTGTGATCATGAGTTGTTGATCCAGGATCTTGAGTGCTCAATGATGTTTCTTCTAGTGAGTTACCAGCAGAAGCGTTTGCACTGTTTGCATCATCACCTTTACCTTGTCCACTGATGTCATGCTGTCCTGTGTAGTTTAGTCTAACAAAACCTTGGTCTCCACCTACGTTGTGATAGTGACCTTGGAACTCGTCAATAGCGAGAGAGTATGCACTTGTATCTCGGGGAAGATTATATTTTGGAACACCATTGAAATTAGCAATGTCACCACTAATCTGCATGTTTCCAATGTAGTTGATGTTTGCCCTGTCACCGATGTTTGACTGGGGATCAACTTCTACACCTACTTTACTTCTACTAGGATCATTCTCCATCGTTGTAGAAATATATTCACCAGATCCTCTACTACCAATGATTACTTTAGATCCTAAATCAGGAAGTTGAAACTGTCCCAGGTCTCCAGTGTCTGAATCTGGATTTCTTAAATTAGTTGTTTCTTTTTTAAATCTAGACTCATCACCAATACCAAGAATCTGGGCCAAGAGGTAGTAATCCTTGACGTTCTGAACTGTACCATCACACTTCAAAAATCCTGCTGGTAGGTTCTCTTTAAACACAGCAGTTGTAGGATCATTATTAAACCCTAGTCCAGGAACAGTATGAATCTGGATAGTACCAGGAATACCACCCCAATAGGATTTTTGTCTTGCGTAATTATTTCTTACTACCATTTTAGTATGCCCTGATGATGTATATAGATGTTACTCTTGGTTGTTCTACGTTAAAGTCAATCTGCAATGCATTTCTATTTGCAGTATTGTCTAGGTTTACAGTTTGAGGTAAGTTTACATCCGCAGTAATATTACTCTGCGGTCTCATTCTTGTAGAATCAAATGCAATGTCAAATTCATCATGAGTGTGTGCAAAAATTGAATCTCCCACATCTTCCGTTTCAGGAGTAAATCCAATAGCAGGATTACTCATTAATGTATCACGAACAGATGGATCACTTTCGGTGTAGTAATTCGTATATCCATCAGGCAAACCAACGGTGTTTCCACCCACTCCAAAAGGAACCGATCCGACCATACGTGGACCAATATTATAGTCTGGTGTGTTAATAAAGTTTCTTGTTAAAGGTGATAAGATAAGTCTATTTGCTTTCAAGTTAATTGGTGGTTGCTCCGAAGCAACTTTACCCATAACTTTACCAGCACCACCCTGTCCAAATCCATTCTCCATGTCATCACCAGAAGATGGCCATTCTAGAGTGTAAAGATCATTCTGTGGACCTGTGCCTGGTGTATATCCAGAAGCACCAATAATACCACCAACAACGTCAGATGTTTGTCCATTTCCTGTTGCAGATACGTTTGATTCACCAGCACCAGTTTCGTAAGGAGAGTCACCACGATAGGAGATATCACTTGACCAACCAAAGTAGAAGGTATCACCAGAATCCTCTTCCTGTCCATCGTTATCAACACCCTGTGCAAAGATCTGGTAAGAGATGTCTCCATAAGGAACAACACCATCTCCAGGTGCTGTAATAGAAGCGTTGTCAATAGTCTCAAGACTACCACTATGATTGTGTCTCTTGATGTGTGCTCTACCTAGTTTTCTAGGACCAATATACATTGTCCTGAAAGCATCACCATTAATTAGAGTGTTGCCTTTGATTCTACCAACATATCCTGTTCTATCATCATCAGGAATATCAAATACTAGATCAACATAAACGTCAGTAAAGATTGTTGTAACACCAGCGTCTTCATTTGTACCAATCAAAGGAGACAATAGAGTCAATGCCTGAACATCCATGTCAGCAGCACGGCCTGTACCACCAGAACTACGCGGACCAAAGTAGGATGTCTCCATGTCCATCAATGTCTTCCCGTTTAGGTTAGGAAGTTTGATGTTACCGCCATAGTTAGGAAAAGAATTAGCACCAGTTCCAACAAAGTTACTGTTACCTGCATTATAAGTATCACCAATCGCCTGTGCTAACAGAGGAAATTCGTTAGCAGCAACACTCTGACCATCACAAATAAGCCACCCAGCGGGGATTTGAGTTAATCCCCCTGTCCACGGCATAATGGTGCCGATAGCGGCACCTTTTGCTGTCTTAATCTCTTGATAGAAGGGCATTTATTAGACCTCGATTAGATACCAACCATCCTTACCAGCAGGAACTGCAGTGTCGCCATTTGGATCTGCTGTACCAGCGAATACAAGTGCGAATCCTGCATATGGTGTTTGAACAATAAGTTCACCACCGTTGTAACCAGTCACAGAACTTTGTCCAACACCCGATAGCATCACCAGTCCAGTGTTCTCGGTAGAGTTCTGAACTGCAACACCAGTTTCTGCTCTTACAACCAAGGAACGGTTATAAGTTAGGGTTCCACCAATATCTATAATGCGAATCATATCGCCAATTAGAGGATTCTGTGGCAGTCTAGCAATGGTGTTCTGGGTTACATTGAGGAAGTAATTGACGTTGGCCTCAAGGTCAACCTCGAATCCATCTGCATACTCCCACTTACGTCCACCAGTTTGTGTGATGTAGTTCTCAATCTTGGCGACTGTTAGAGCACCATCATTAGCAACCTCGAAGATCTTATCTCCAGCAGAGTTGATAGTCAAATCACCACCGTTGATGACCAGATCAGCACCCGCTCTGTAAACGAAGTTAGGATCGTTAGGATCAGTGACTCCGAAGAATTGTCCGATCTGTACTGCTCCACCGAATCTAGATGTTCCATCTCCAGTAGCAGAGAATGATCCATAGATTCTGAAGTCTCCAGAAGAGTTGTCTAGAGTCAAGCGTGGGGTTGTACCATCAACACCAAAGATGCGGAAGTCGCCGCCATTGATTCTTGTATCACCAGTTGCAGTATCAATCTGGAATGTAGTTCTGAATGGAACAGCGATTGTTACGCCATCGGTGAGGAAGGAAGGACCACCATTTGTGATAGTGAAGAACTCCTGACCTTCGATGGTTGAACCATTGATGGTAAGTGTGTTCTCGGTGGTAAGAGTACCAGCGATGTCAGTGTTACCAGTAGATCCCTCGACAACCAGTTTGTTGTAACCTTGACCGAAGTTCAGGTCACCACTACCGAAGGTGTTACCAGTTGTAGACTCAACCTTGAAGTTAACAGACTCTGGATCGCCACCATCAGTAATAATGAGTGACTGAATGTCAGTAGAGGTTAGTTCAACAACCTTAACGATTTCAGTGTCAGTTAGAAGTAGGAAGTCATTTGTAGTTAGAACTCCACCAAATTCAGCAACACCGATACGAACATTAGCAGTTCCAGCAAGTAGACCAGATGCGCTCTGTAGTCTTACTTCAGCAGCTGCTGCCTGATCAGACCAGAGATACTCTGCTGCAGGAAGTGCAGTAGTAATCTGAACTTGAACCGTGTTAGAAGTGCCAACGATTGTATCCTGTACAGGCCAATCACCATTCAATGCGCTGACGTTAGTACCAGAGATTCTGATGAACTCACCATAGTCAATGTTGAGTGAATCATTTGTCTCACTCTGCCAGTGGATCGTAACGATGTTTGTACCATCAGTGACAATCTTCTGGACCATAGAGTCAACGATGAGAACACTAGATACAGGATCCAGTTCACCATTCTCGTCGAAGTCGAAACCAGTGATGAAGGAAGCAGCAACCTGCTTGTCAAGTTTGTTGATTACACAACCGTCTGGGTGATCAACTCTAGCGGTTGTTCCGTCAACAGCACGGGAGACTGCGAGGCGATAACCATTAGGATCGTTGGGGTTGGTGATGTTAGTTAGACCAACAACCTCGACAATCTCATTCTGTGATTCATCACCAGGAACTGCCAACTGCTGATCATCAACACTATCAGGGGAATCAGCATCACCTCTATCGATGAGAAGTAGATCACCAATTCTGAAGTCAAGTGCAGATGGTTGACTGATAGGCAGGTTGTACAGGTTACCAGCAGCATTGACACCGTTGACTTGGAAAGTCAAGTCATCACCAGCAGGGTTGCCCAAAGCAGATGCAGGAACGGTCAGAAGATCGTTGTCGCTATATCCACTACCAGGAGATGCAAGTTCGATAACTGCATTGCCATCAGATAGAACCTGAACAGTGAACAGTGCGCCTTCACCAGTTCCACCGTCAACCTCAATGAATGAATAGGTTGTGTTTGCTACCCAGGTAGCACTTTGTGTTGGGCTGATGTTATCGATTCCAGCAATCTGACCGCCACCGAGTAGGTATGCAGGACCACCCCACAGACCTTGACCAGCGGTATCAATAACCTTACCAGTCTGGGAGAACTTGAGGAAGGTGATGTTTGGATTCTCTAGTGATCCAACAATGTGATCTCTAGATTGTGTACTGAATCTTGCTCTCTCAATCTCAATGATACCTGCGTTGAGGCCACCATCAAGTTTGATGTTGGAGAATACAGTCAGACTTGCAAGAATGTCAGTGGAGTTTCTGATGGTTGTCTTACCACCAAGTGAACCCATTGTCAACTTGGAAGAGTTTGTACCGAGGTTGACAGTGGTTGTTGCCTGACCATCACCTAGGTTCAGTGTTGCTGCCTGGGTGAATAGACGTGTCTCGGATGTACCAGCGAAAGAACCAAGTTCTAGTGTACCAGCAACCTTGGTTTGATATGTACCAATGTATGTGGTAGAAGCAAGGTTAGGTGCTGCACCACCAATTCTGATGTCACAGCTGCTAGTTACATCATCCTCGACGCTAGCAATATCAACAACAGCGTTCTTGGAACGCTCATGAATCTTGAGGTTTGTAGTTCCAGCGTTAGAACCGATTCTAACAGTCTGTGTTGCACTATCAGAAACAGCGTCACCAATCGTGATCAACTGTGTCTGGGTTGTAGAGTTACCGAGAATGATAGACTCTGCTTGGTTCAGACCGATGAAGAAGTCAGTGTCAGTAGTCAGGAACTGGAAGGTTTCTGCGGTAGAGTTGATGTCACCACCGTCAACACTCAAGTCATCCTGCAGCTGCAGGTTGCCAGTCATTCTGGAGTCACCGATAACAACGAAGTTCTTATCGAGTTCAGTAGAAGGATCAAGGCCGATAGCGGTGTTGATACCAACGCGACCACCAGTTCTGTAGGTGGAAGATTGATCAGCAGGTGCTAGATCAGTTGTAGCAACACGGAAGGTTGCAAAGTCATCGCCATCTGCACTATCACCACCAACCAAGAATGCATTGGTGAGTGGGAAGTATGTCTTACCAGTAGATGCTTCTCCGAGGTAGTTGTTTGCAGTTACAGCACCAAGTGCATCGTAAGTTACGAGGTTCTTACCACTGATAAATGCGTTACCAACAACATCTAGGTTTGCTCTTGGATCAGTCTCGGAAGATACGTTTGCAGTCAATGCTGCTTCTTGATTCGCTCTACCGATAGTGTTGATACCTAGTTTGTAGTCACCAGGAACTTCAGTGTAAGTACGGAGTGCTTCAGCACCCAATACCATGGTTTCTTTCCAAGATGACTTGGAAATCTCCATCTTCGCACCAGGGCCTTCATCAGCCCAGTTATAAGTATTGGTTGCAATCTCGTTAAAGATTCTGATTACAAACGTGTTAGAAGAAGGATCAGCAGTTAGAACTTCCCAAGTTCCATCGAAGAAGTTGTTGCTGAAGTTGGAAATTCTGATCTTCTCACCAGGAGTAATACCAAGGTCTCCATTTAGAATACCAGCTGCCAAGTTGACAGTGATTTCAGTGCTGTTGTTGGAAACTAGGGTGAAGATCTGTAGGTCAGAGATCTCACTGTAGAAGTTAGAGTAGATCCAACCAAGAGATCCAGAGTAACCTACCTCGTTACCCTTCCAGAGAATGTCACCAGAACCAGGAGCAATCGAAGAACCATAAGTAACATTCTGCAGGGTGTACCATGCAGATCCACCACTAGCGATTAGACCGCTGTTGTTAGGTGTTGCATTGGAAGGTTGACCACCAGTGTAATGAGTTCTGATGCTGTAAACCTGACCCTCGTCACCTACGTTACCGCGTGGAGTAACCTTGAATACAGCAGACTTGACTTGGTTCTTGGTGATAATTACATCACCATCACTGTTGTTTCTGAATGAAGATCTGTCAAGTGTTGGGTCGTCACCAAATCCGACTAGGGAGAAGATGGTGAGGGAATCGCCATCAGTTGGATCGACGTTAATTGTGACAGGATTGTTGAAGAAAGCTTCTCCCTCAACAGTAATCTTGTCGTTGAATGTAACAGCAGTATCGAAAGTAGTGACCAATGCTCCGATGGTATCAGAGTCATCACCACTATCACCGAGAACTGCCTGCTCAAGGAACGTCTCTTCGCCTGTAATAGCGTTGATCTTACGGTTACCAATATAGAGGTCACCGTTGGAGTTTAGACCAGTGTAGAAGACGATACCAGCGTCCTCACGCTTGGCCTGTGCGTAGAAGTCTTGCTTATCAGATAGAACGACTTCCTGACGGAGTGGGAAACCAGTTGAGTAGTTACCAGGACCGAAACCAAGGTATTCAAACGTGTGGTTACCAGATCTTGCAATCGAAGGACGACGCAACTCAACGTAGTATCTACCATCCAGAGGATATACAGAGTCACCATTGATAGGGATCTTTCTGTTCTCGGAACCGATAGAAGCGTTACCACTCTGTGCTTGAATTCTGTTATCAACAATGTTGCTGTCAATATCAGAAGTATTATTGGTAAACTCATAACCAGAGAATGGATCTGTTGCTAGCAGGTCAATAACTGCTTCTTTTGTCTCACTGTACTTGTAGTCGTTGAGAGTAACAAGGCCGTGAATGTAGTTATCAGCAGCAGATGCAGATGCTGGGGGATCAAGAACCGTGACATCTCTATTTCCAGCATCATCGATCTGGAACCACAGTGGGTCATTCCTGTAGTCTAGAGGATACAGGTTAGAGATAGGTTGAGAGAATCTATAGTAGTGGAAGTTAGTTCCAACACCAGCACCGAGAGGATATGGGTTGATGTTACCACGAATAGCAGTCAGGTAGTAAATACCATCTTGCTGCTGTGGAATGACTTCCTGAATCTGCTCAACATCGAAGATATAGAAAGTATCGTCAATCTCGGGTTGATCGTAGACTTCAGTTACGGTGTATGTGTCGCCACCAGGAGTTGTTAGTCTGTCACCAGGACAGACGGTGTAGACATTAGCACCCTCGATTCTGTAGAGGAAGTTGTCTCTGCTGGATCTAGAAGCACCCTGATAAGGAACAGTGTTGTTCCAACCATCAGGCTCACCAGACATGTAGAAGAACGTGCCGTTAGACTGGGTGAATGTTGTTTGTACGTTTTGATCAAACTTCAGTTCACCACTGATGTTCTTGAGGATGACAAATGCGGTTGCTTCTCCAGTAAAGTATGCATGAACGTATGCAGAACCAGAAGCAGCACCACTCCATGTGACATAGTTGTCAGCATCGCTGTTGAACTTGTCTTCTTCAATGCCAGGACCCTGTGGATTGCTTACCTCGACAATAGCGAAGATCTCATTCTTGAGGCTTTCATTGACAATGGTGTGGTCAAAGACCGTGATCTCTAGTCTTGTTTCATCAAGTGAGTTCTGAACCGTTCTAGCAGATTGAATTGTTGCAGCAATCTTGGATTCAAACTCGACCTGTAGTGGATTTTCATATGGATCGTAGAGATCCTCTCTCGCATCGATGTCAATACCAGCAGTATCGAGATCAGCAAGTGATACACCAAGTTGTTCAGATGCCTGTGATGGGTTGAAGAACTGTGCTACATCAGGAGCTCCATTACTGAATGGCTCAAGAATGAGTTTCTGTGGGCGTAGTCTTCTTCTATCATCAGTTCTGGTCTTGATAACGTAACCATTGAGAGGTTCACGAACGTTGTCAAGATATTGTGGAACAACATAGCGCAGACGATAGATTCTATCATCAGCAGTTCTGGTATCATCAATTCTCTCGAACCATGTATCAGGAGTGAAGATGTTACCAGTACCATCAACGAAGTCTGCCTGATGGAATCTAGTGAGGATGCTATTAGGATTGTTGCCACCACTAGACTCATCCAGAACATTGAGATACCATCTGTCATAGTTAGAAGCATCGAATCTCAATGGTGATGTCTTCTTATCACCGAATACGATAAAGTTAGATCCACTACCTGGGTTGAATACCAGAGCATTTACACCCGCCTGTGCATCTGCCTGTGTAGCGTGAACCGAGAACTTCGTCTTGGTGACAAAACGTGGGTAGAAGTATACATCAGTCTCGATAGCACCGCCACCAGCAATTTCAGGTAGGGCCGAGTTTGCATCAGAAGAAGTTCTGAAGAAGATCTGCTGTGCAGGTACGTTAGGCAGAGGAATATCGAAGATGTGAGGAATGTCAGTCTCAAGTAGTGTA